GTACACGCTGCTGGAGAGGATGTTGTGAAGATTGCCGCCGTCGTTCATGACGAAATCCTGCTGCTATGTAGAGACGAAGTAGCGTCAACGTGGGCTCCGTTGCTCAAGGAAAAAATGGAAGAAGCCGGTCAAGTATTTATGGCTGATGTTCCATGCATCGCTGAAGTCCACATCGGTAAGAACTGGGCTCAGGTTCACTGATAAAGGAATTGCAAGATCACACGACAAAACCATGACCCAAAATTTCGCTATTTTTAAATGCAACGACCGCTGGAAAGTATGTGTGGAAGATTCAAAGTGCATCTACTATGATTCACTTAAAGTTGCCATGGCCTGCGCCTACGACTATGCCAACCGGCTGACAGATAATTTGGCGGCGACTGATGGAGTAGAGATGAAGTAGCTTCCACTCTTTGCTAATGCGTTTCCTTCTTAAATCCAACAATCTCTACGTTTCTGCCTGTTATGACACGACTGGTTCAGGCGTGCGCCTCACCGAGAAGCGTGATGACGCTTGTAGTTTTGTTACTTTTGAAAAAGCCGTCTCAGTTGCCCGTGCCTTGATCGGGGTGCTTGAACACGCGCCAATCATTGAAACCTGCACTCACTAATGAGTGACTCTATTAAAGATTATCTCAACACAATCTCCCGTTATCCATTGCTGAATCATCGGCAGGAGATAGTGCTTGCGCGTTGCGTAAGAAAGTGGATTGACTCTGAGGAGCCAACCTCTGGAGAGATTCGGGCGGGAAAAAGAGCCTATCAAAAATTGATGAACTGCAATCTCCGTCTCGTAGTGGTAGTTGCAAAGAAGTACGCAATCCGTGCCCACCGCAGTGACCTACTGGATCTGATCCAAGAGGGAACGATTGGCATGGCCCAAGCAATTAAAAAGTATGACCCTGAACGTGGGTACGCATTTTCTACCTATTCGTTCTGGTGGATTAGGCAGGCAGTCACGCGGTATCTATCTCAGTTCGATCGGATGATCCGCTTGCCTGGGAATGCCAATGATCAGATCATCAAGCTGCGCTACTGGCTCCCCTCGTTCCAGATGCAGCATGGAAGAATGCCCACGTTGGAGGAATGCGCAGAATTTACAAACGTTCCACCTAAGCGCTTAGCGGGGTACATGGCGCACATAAATGACGCATACTCCCTAGACGCCCCAGTTGCTACCAACACGGAGACTTGTCTATTAGATGCTGTGGCCGATCCAGATGCTGAAGACATGCTGGAAAGCTTGGCGTGGTCTCTAGGCGCAGAGTATTTAAAGGAAATGATCAAACAGCTATCTCGTAAAGAACAGACCATTCTCAATCACCACTTCGGATTGGCAGGGAGAGAAGTTCAATCTCTTTCAGCCCTAGGAAAAACACTTGGTATCTCTAGGGAAAGAGTAAGACAACTAGAAACCAAAGCCCTGCTTAAGCTAAGACTGAGAACAGCTGGAGCTAAGGTCAAGCTATGACTATTAAACTTTCTGACTTTTTTACCTATTTCGTATCCACCCCTAACCAGCAAGAGGCTATAAAGCTTTTAGAAGATGCGATGCCCCAGTCCCTACTTCAGGATGGCAGCGCTTGGGTCTTGAAGTATCGCGAAGCCGAACCCGTACCAGAGGTAGTCCCTTCTGCTATTCCTCAGCAAGGTCTAGACCTGTGCAAAAATTTTGAAGGATGTCGTCTGAAGCCCTACTTAGATGGTGTGGATGTCGCCACGATTGGCTGGGGCAATACGTTCTATGAGGACGGAACCCACGTACACATAACCGATCCAGCTATCACCCAAGAGAAAGCGGATGACTTGTTCGCTAACATCGCTGAAAAAAACTTCTGGAACGTTATAAAGAGAACTGTCCCCTATTTTAACGAGATGAATGATAACCAAACAGGTGCATTATTTAGCTTCGCATACAACCTTGGGGCCTACTTCTACGGTTCCGCAGGTTTCAACACTATTTCAACAGTTTTAAAAAACAAGGAATGGAACAAAGTACCTGATGTTTTTGACCTCTACTGCAATCCCGGCTCCTCAGTAGAAGTAGGACTGCGTAGGCGTCGTAAGGCTGAAGGTGATCTGTGGAACACTGCCCCTTGATCGGTATTATCAAGAAAGAGCTTAATTCATTTTATATCCCATTGCAAAACATCTAGCTGTCATTATCCTTTAGTGATTTAACTTCTACCTCCAAAGCTTCAATCCGTTCCATAGCTTCCTGCAGAGCCTTAACGGCTTTCAGCGTGATAATGGATGTCTTGATTGACTTTATGGTTTCTCCTGTTGGATTGTCGTCATCATCTAAATCCTCCTCAGTTTTAACAAGGGACGGGAAGATCTCTTCTACCTCTTGTGCAATAAAGCCAAGCTGCTTTTCAGGGATATCCAGCTCAGGTTTGAAGTAGAAGTTACGTATCCTTAGAGCTTTAACGTCATCCCAAGCCGGAGTAGCGTCAGTGATATCTGTTTTAAGCTTGATATCAGAGATTTGACCATAGTTGCCTCCGTGGTTAGTTACATCACCATCAGCAGCAATCCTAAATCTATCTGTTTCATTCCTACGGCATTGCATGAAGTAGTTATCAGTACTTGAATGTCGGGAAGAAATACGCAACCAACTCTTCTCGCTATGATACAGAATCAAAGCGCGGTTCCCACTTGTCATGTAAGTACTATCTAAGTTCCTGCCAGCCATTATTGATGTCGTATCGGTGTCATTGCCAGTATAGAATCTATTGTTGGAGTTAATAAACTCACACTTATCAAAAGTTACGCTATTTGTTCCAAGCTCTGAACCATTTGTTACATAGCCTGCACCATTAGTCAGTTGATTGTTATTGGTTATGTAGTTTGCATTAGTAGCGCCTATATACCCTAGGTCTCCTAATGTTAGGTCCCTAGTGGCAACAGTTCCGTTGCAATCAGTAACATGACCTGAACCATCTGTAGTTACATTAATATCAATATCATCAATAACTGTAGCCCCACTTAAATGTCCAGTGTTGATACTGAAGTCATCACTGTTGTAACTAGGGTGAGTATATTTATTAGCATCAGTATCACCTGTATAACCAAGTTGACCTAAGGTTAAGGTCCTCATGGTGTGAGATGTTATGACGCCTTCAGTCATAGTAAGCTTATCAACAACATCCGCTCCAGAAGTGTCAAGATTAGTACTGGTTCCTACAGTTGTGTTTCCGCTGCTTGTTACATAGCCTGCACCATTAGTCAGTTCATTATTATTAGTCGGAATCGTAGGTGCTCCCGTTAAATCGCTATAAGGTAGAGGACCAGAGAAAAGGTTTGCTGTAATCGTGCCATTCGCATTCATGCCTGTGGTTGTGGTATTTCCTTCATCGCAAACTGATTGCAGATCCTGCGCGGCTGGTGTTGCTGCCGTTAACTTTGCAGGCGTAACAATCGTTGTGTCATCCGTTCCCGTCGTTACTTGAGCGGTTGTCGCGATCTTGGCAATACCTTTTACGGTCTCGCTGGCATCGGGGGTGTTGACACTTCCCACTCCAGCGATCTGAACAATGTTGTCGCCTGAGTCTCGGATGTAAGCGGCTGGACTCCCTGCGTTGGCGTTGATCGCCAGCTCACCAACCTCAATGTCTGTAGTGGTTGGTGCCTTGTTCAGCTCTACTGAGTTCTTCAGCTTTATGCGCGTTGCCATTTGCCAATACCGGCGAAGATCTACTCGACATACGCGAGCGTCTCCATCCTAGTTACGCCTAGCAAGGGCTCAGTAAGTACCCCCATCCAGGGTGTTCACGTTCTGCCACAGGGCATTAGAGCTATAAACGAGAATATCGCCCGTCTGCGGCTGAGCGCCGAGCGAAACATCTAGCAACTCGCCCAATAGATTCGCCCCCGAACCGCCGCCGGCTGCCGTTTGGATACGCACCCAGCCCTCATCATCGCTAATGCACAAGCACCAGTCGCCCGCGACATAAACAACGTTAGGGGTGGCGTTGATATTGCTGCCCGCAGTATCAACAACGACGTACAAACCACCAAGACCATCGGTTGCCGCAGGCAATGCGCCGCCAATTACCAATCCAGCCGTTATGCCCGCACTCGTCACACCCGTGACTTTGCCCGTGGAGGCGTTAATCGTTCCACCAAAGCGCAGGTTGTCGGCAGACAAGCGACCGAAACCCACATCTGCCCAAAACGTGGCACTCCACATGCGGAGCTGCGCTGTTGATGGCTGGAACCACAAGCAGCCTGCATAGAGCGTGGCGTCTTGAGTGCTGGGCGGAGCCTCTTGAATGAACGCAATCGAATAATCTTCGAGCTTCTTTCTTTCAATGCTGTGATCAGTAATACGCGCCGGTTCAAGAAATCCTGTCGTCAGCTGCTCTGCTGACAGATCAGGAATATCAGTATCATCTAAGACCGTGCCAGATGTAACAACACCCTGACTATTAATCGTTACCTTGGTAAAGGTCCCGACCCCTGATTGGGTATCAAGGCTTAGGCTTCCACCCCCAGCGATCGATAACCCCGTACCAACCATCACACCGCCCACCGTTGTGGTTGTCGCTATCGGCAAATCAGTTGGTCCGATGGGTTGATGGGCAGTAACCAAACCTTTGACATCAACCTTGCAAACGCTGAACGTGCTGGTCTCAGTTACATCGTTATCAATTTCAAGCGTGTTGCCGTCCATCCGCAGACCATTGCCGGAGACAACAACCGCACCTTTGGTAGTTCCGGCTGTAGGCAGATCCGTTCCGATAATTTGCCGATAATCGACAGCACCAGCGCCGCTAGTTGGGCCTGCAACAAATTCAGCCGCACCAGTACTCGCCTCAAAGGCAGTATTTAGAACAACGTCTCCATCCGTTTCCGCTGGCGAGATAACAACTGGCCCCGTACCACCAGCAATGTTTCCTAGGGCTGTGTCTCCTTGGAATCCAGTCCACGCTGAGCCGTTCCAGTAAAAGGCGTGATTAGTGGCGGTGTCGATGAAGACCTGACCCACAAAGGTGCCCGTGCCACCAGTGCTCCCAGCAATAGCGCTCGAATTATCAGCGAGTTTGTCGGCTGTTACTGAGTCATCAGCCAGCTCGGTAGTACCAATAGAGCCGGCAGGAATTGTGAGAGCAACGGATGAGGAGGGAATGCTTGACGCCGGGAACATCGACGCGATGCCGGTAGCCAATTGCAGAGCGGTCAAGCTCTTCGTTTCAGATGCGCTTAGGTCTGCAACTGCAACCGGGTCAGTCTCCTGCAGCAACGACCCTGACAAGGGTGGCAGTTGACTAATTTTTAGGTCTGCCATGCTGCCATTAAAAAACTTTCTATCAGTCTATTAACCCTCGCTAAAACGGATCAATCATCCTCTAATGCAATCAGCCTCAAATCTTCCTGGAGGACTGGATCTAGGTCTTCCTGCAAGAGGTAGCCCTCTGGTTTGCCAACCTTCATGCTGATAGCGCCGGAGGTCACAAAATTGATTCGCGTTCTGATCGGTTGGGTTGGCTCAAATGACATCGCCACCCCAGTGACAATGCAGATGGGACATTCCCACCAGACGGCCTTAATGGGGTCAGTGAACAGATGGAACTTTCCAGCAAAATCTGAACCTTGCTGTAGGCGTATCACTAGCTCTGCAAAGTATTGACTTAGCTCACACTGCCCTATGCAATCGGTCTCGCATAGCCGCCTCTCATATTCCCAGAAACAATCAATTACTCCCTGACCAGAGATCAAGCCAGAGGCATATTGCTTCTGAAACTCATCCCCAAGGCTGCTTAGGTCAATCGTGGCTCTGTTAGTCGTGAACTCATACGTCTGAATCTGACTGACGAATCGATACTTTGGATCGCCTGTTGTCACCAATATGACCTGGGATGTTATCGGCGCAATTAGCTGCAGGGCTTCAGATAGGTTGCCGTTTATTGCCTTCGTGAATGAATCAAAAAGTCTGATGCCACCAGCGTCGTCAATGTTGATATATCCAGTCCAGTCGGGGAACGTATGGCCAGCCACCAACTGAAGATTGCTTTTATCTTCCGTATAAATAGAAGCGCGATCCCCAGTTGTTAACGCCCCAGAAGCAAAATCAAATGAAAAGCGCTTAAGTGAAACGTTTACATCAGCAGCGTCCAGAACAGAAGACAGCGGGGCATTAAGACTTGACCGCGCAATCTCAACTGACCCGTTTGTGCCGAGGTAAACGCCTTTGCTCACAGCAAGACCTCAACCGGTGCTCCAACAAACTGAAACCCCACATCTGCGGAGAACACTGTACCTTGCGTCATCGTCATCGATGCTGTTGTGATCAACACCTCGCCTTCAATAAATCGCCCTTTGGTTGTTCCATCATTGACACGCAGTTTTATATCTACTTGGGCCGGTGCTTTTGCTACACCAGCCACAGCGTTTTTGGTCCGCCCCTGAACAACTGTTCTGATCAAATCGCTACAGCTTCCTCCAGAGCCAGGCAATTCCTGGTGATAAAACAGCGAGCAATTGCCTGCAGTAGTTCTGAGTCCATAAGTCACCGTGCCATCCGTCTGGCCCAGGGCTGTTGTGTCGAGGGTCGCAACCGTAGAACCAAAGCTCCAATTCTTGACCTGCCCAGCCCTCACACCACCAATCCATAGCTCACCATTCGCACCGCTGTAATAAGCCATCAGATCGTTACCGCTACAAGATCAATCACTATCGAAGATCTCCCTACATAGGTCGATTGTAACTGCGGCGGCCCAGAGTATCGCCACCGTGTGTCTGGCACCATCGCAGTTGTGTTCAGCTCTCCCGCGCTGCCTGTCCATCCGGCTTCAGTTGGGTTGCCTCTTGTCTTAAAACTCTCGAAAGTACCTTTGACAAGGTTGTAATGCGTCAGAAAAGCTTCAGCCTCGGTATCCGTAATGTTGTTGTAAACAAGCTGAAGTGTTGAAGAGAGCCGCTTGTTGCCATACAGAATCCTCACCTCTGCGCCGCTCTGCGCCGTGTAACGAGCTGAGGCGTAATCACCTGGCATATAGGTCCGCCCACTTGGGGCCGGGTAGCGCGGAAATAGAGTTGCACTCATGTGATCACCTCAAAAAGATCCTGATCCAATACGTCCTCAACAATTTTAGAGACTCCATTTTCGTTGACTGGGAAATGACTCGCAGTGATCTGCACAAGCCCATCCTCTCCAAGCGAGATTTCCTCAGCTAAATAAACGCCACATCGCACCGGGATTGATCCGGCTTCCCCTGGCGTTCCCTGGTCAGGAATATTAAACAGCGCTCCAAAATAATTGGAGTCGGTCACCTTCCCTCTAGAGATAACAAGATTCGCCTCTGTTACATCATCCGCCCCTACTAAATACAAATAAGCGAAATACGTGCCATTGGCTGGTGGATTAACAGATAACAACTTTCCATCTGCTCTGATGACTCCTGAATGAAGCGATGAATAGGGACTAGCGATGGAGTCATATCTGATGTAATCCCCCGGCTTAAGTGCCAAACCGTCAGGAAGAGTCTGGAATGTGATTGTGTGATCTACTCGTCTTCTAAGGCTTAACAGGTATCTGGCGGTCATAAATGCCTGCGATTCTCGCGTGCAAAATGTAGTCATGTCATAGTCTTCTTGAGGGGAGGGGAGCGCAGGTTCATCCCCCCAGGCGACCATGATTGTTTCGACTTCAGTTAATGAGTTTTTGATTGATTTTCTATACTTCATAACCGCACGAAATTGCATTCGCTCTGTTTGAGGTAAAAAATCAAGGCTGTAACTTCCCTTAATAACAGTCGAGTCATTGAAGTATTGAGCGATAGGAACAGGGCTTGAAAGCATACGGCCACTGTTATCTACCGGAACGCCAGGAACCATGGAGAACTTACCATTAGCAACCACAAAATTACATAGTAATAAAGGGGCTAATGAAGAAAAATAATCTCGTATATTCACCCCATCAGAGATTGCGCCATCAAATCGCAGCCCGTTCTTGTCCAAGAACAATGCACTTTTCCTTAACCCGTCTTCATCAATCAATCGCTCGCTGATTTCTAGCCCTAACCCCGAACCATCATGATGAATTGATAAAACGTACTTGACAATATCCGCCAGATTATTAGAAGGGCCTTTGCCACTTTGCAAGTATCTATCAATATCTATCCCGTCATACAACCATACCTGCAGTTGCCTAAAGCTTTGAACCTGATTCATGGACCTTAGCTTTAGACCAAACATGGCCATATCTGAATACTCTGGCAGGGTCTTATTATTCCTACTTTCGTTCACATATACAATCTCATGTTCTGGGGACGATTCGCAAGATGTTGTCACCTCGTCATAGGCAAAAAACTCCTTAACCTGAGCGTTTGATTCAAATACCCGCCCACTGCGAGGGCGGTTGCCGCGGGGGTATGGTGCCTCGAACTCCTCCAATTCAAACAAATTTTTTATTTTGAATATGTCTGCATTGAATTTCAGCTGAAATGTACCGTAATGACTAGATTTTTGGGAAAGGCTCCTTCTCTTTGCAGAGGTGTTTAATGAGTAACAAATAGTTCTTGGCTCCTTGTAACGAGTCAAATTAGTATGATTGACAGGCGTAAATCTGAACTCATATTCCCCCAACTCTGGATGGTGGATTGTAATACTATTAAACACATCTGTTGGAGTGTTACCACGAACGCAGAAAAGAGCATCCTCGAATGTGTCGAAGCCGTCCAAATCATCATTCTTCGTGCTCCCTACAAGCTTGACACCTAGTACAAAGAATGAAGACCGCATCATGTAGCGGCTCTGACGCCCTGCGTTTAACTGCACTCTGTTTTTGTCGTATCTATACAACGTTCTGGGTTTGGGAATGTTGGAGAAAATACACAGGCCAGAAGCTCTTGACCACACTTGGCTTCTAATCCCTATTTCTGTCACCTCAGATGGCCGCGTGTTTTTGAACTGACCTAAATCAATCTTTGATAGACAAAACCATGCCGCCGGCTTGTTGAGTGGTTTGACACTATCTAGTCCGTCACCGTATAGAACTGGCCGTCTAAGGGCTATTGATCCAATGGCTGCAACCCTTCGAGATGAACCAACAAACCCTATACATTCCAATTTGTAGTCACGGGTTTTCCCTGGTTCCCATACAGTATTTGGCCGCCTCGTTACTCGCAAAAGAGCCTGGTTCATAATAAACACCTCATTCAGCTGCATACCAGCTTCAGTTTTGTCTCGTATGGCAATCACAGAGTGGTTTATATCCTCTGGAGTCACCTCTGACTTGTAGACAAATTGAGTATTACCCACCGTGAATTTTGTTCCAGAAATCCGATAGGTAAGCTCTGATCCAACTTTTATACTCGCTACACCCGGTTTGTCATAAGTTACATCATCTATTCTAATTACTCCACATTTTGGGCTATAAACTCGGCCAGTGCCGCCCATCCCCTTTGCTCGGTGATCATATAGCTTCCCTGCAATCTTCCGCCTTTCGTTTTCTAGCCTGTGCTTGGGGTCCTCTTTTATTGTCCCTGCTTGCTCAGGGATAGAAACCACTCGCCAGTTGACCTTATACGCTCCACCATTAGGAATAGAAGCATAAACGCCGAACGAAGTGGTATTAGATGGTGTGCTGGCCATACAGAATCCGCCTTTAGCATCACCCGTAGTTGTTGGACACACAAATAGGCCATACTTATTCCTCGCTGATTCCGCCATTCCATAAATAATGTCCCTTGCTCCCAAACGATTTGAGCCCTTTTGCGCACTCCAAGACACCGCATAGTTTGTACTGTAAATGGTATCAATAGGCGTGCCGCCGATCATGCAACCCGCCAGATCTGGCGCCTTGCTAATGGTTGCATTGCCCAACGTCATCACCGCTTCCATTGTCTGAAAACTGTTATTGGCGAACATGCGGGACCAAACTAGTAACGGCTCAACCATGATCCCGCCAGATGGGTCTTTGCCGTCTATGTACTGCCCAAAAATCAACGGGATTCGGCTGCCTAGTAATGCAACTTGTGGCGCTGAATCAAACCCAACAGCACCGTTGAATCGCGTCCGCCCCTGCAGATCCCCCATGTTCTTCTGGGTGATCGGATCATCCTCATCCTTTCCTCTACTCTTTGGCATGACAGGCTTTGGAGCCAGCAGCATTGAAACGCCAGTTAATACGAGCCCAACCGCTATGCTGATGAGAATTGGGGTAATAAACGGGTCGCACCGAATATCTGGGATATGGGCGTAAGCCGCTGAGCGCTGCCGCCCTCTCGCTGTTACCTCAGATGCGAAATGTCGATATTCCTGCTCCGAAATGCCGAGAACTTCGATGAGTTGCCGTTCGTATGGCAAAAGAGGCTGGGTATATGTGAAGGGCCCAACCATTGAACTGATTTTCTGGTTTTGCATATCAATAAGAGCCCTCGATTCCATGTAACGGAAAACCCGAGCGGATCGGGGCAAACAACAACATCCCCATCGTAAGCAGGCGTATCAATACGCCTCCCCCAACGGATTAGATCCTTACCCCATTTGCGCGGAGGCATTTCATACCAATCTCGGTTCATTGGTGGTCGATCGATCCCTAAGCGATCCAGTGCGGTCAGAACCAAATGAATGCAGTCAGTTTTGCCGTACACATAAGGCGTTCCAATTAGATCTGCCAGGTCAGCCATTAACGAAGACGCACGTT